ATACTTCATGGCTGCATTGATACGATCAAGGTTTGGATGAGTTGAGAACACAAAGCCTTTGTCTTTGTCTGGGGTATAGGTCTTCATCCAGTCCCAAAGGTCACAGGCTGTAATCGCCTGATGAGCGTCGGTCAAGAGTTCGCGTTCGAGTTTAGAATAGTGAGGTGGGAAAGTCTGCATTGTATATGGGGGTGTCCAATCATTTGTCCAAACTGAATCCATTTTTTATCCCAGAATATTCGACAAGAATCCATTCAGAAGGTGTGCGATAATGACTGCACCAACTCCCAAGACACCTGCGCCCGTCCAGCTGACAACTCCTGAACCTGTGTAGGCATTAGGCACATATTGAAGAAGTAGGTTACGAGGAATGGATAACGAAATGATGACAGCGGCAAGGAAGAAAGAAATGTACAGGCTGGCTGAAGAAGCCATCCAGCGCATTGCAGGTAAAGTAGGTTTGAAGGAAGGCGCCATGGTCGAGTATCCAGGCGAGGGGATACTAGGCATTGGCATGATAGGAGGCTGTGATTGAGGTCCTTGGGGATTCAAGAGAGCATCGAGAGAGGTAGAATCGTCCATTGTTTATTCATTAGACGGGTTTTCACATGATGCGTCTTCCACGCGGTATCGGTAGCATTTACCGTCGGTCTTGACAACCTTGTCCACAGTGTCCTTCACGGGAACCCCTAATGTGAGAACCGTGGAATAGTTGCGGTGAAACAGAATTGCGGCAATCCCGAGTCCAATGATGAATGAAAAGAAAGGAGAGGCTCGTTCAATGACTTGGGTGAGGTGAATCATTGTTTCTTACTGAGACTTGCGAGTAGATTCAATGAATCTGGCTCAGAGACACATGGAACTTCCACTGCGACAAAGCGGACACATCCCGAGTCGGTATGGTAGACACTTGAATCATTCGGTTGAGGAATGGAGACCTTCTTTCGAGTAGGTGGAATCAAGACAGTTGAAATCAACAATCCGAGAATCAACCCTGCGACGACCCATTTGAGCTGAATCATTCCTTTACTTTATGTTCTCCATAAATGCTTTGAAGCCATAGTATCCTAAAATGACGAGAAATCCTGTGCCTGGAAACATCACAGAAGCTGCTGCACCTACATAGGCAACAATCCTGTAATAATCCTTACCTGTATTTACAGCTTCACGCATAAAGACTGCATACACGGCTACGATTCCAAAGACATAAATGAAGGTGCTCAACACAATCGTAAGTAACGCAATGGCTCGTCTTTGAAACTGTGAAGGAGTTGGAAGGGCTAGAATCGCATCCTTATCCGACGCCTTGTCTCCCAGAATGTTCTCGAGCTTAAGCTTCTGACCTGCAGGTGTGATCAATGTCTTTCGTCTGCCGTTCTCTACAATATTGACCGTCAATCGTTCCCCTTTAATCACGCCCTTTCCAAGGTCTTCCATCTCTTTTTCTTTGAGTCGTTCCTGACTCAACTGTAGTTTCTTGGCTTCCAAACACTTTTGGTCGGATTCACCTCCACACCCTCTGACAGCCTCTTCACGTATCTTCTTTTCATCCTTTGCATCCAAGGTCGTCTCAGGAGCTGCTTCAAAGGTAGGTTTCAATTGACTGTTCGAAGTCACATCCAATACACCCGCAGTCACTTTCTTTGCCAAACTCTTTGTGATGTTTGCAAAGCTCTTTTCGTCGCCATAATAGGCGGATTCCAAGTAGACACCACTCATTATTATGATGCGAATACAAGATTGCCCAAGCCCGATACGATGCGGAAAAAGTTGATAGACTCTACATAGACTCCAACATTGTAGGTGAATGTAAAAATGATGTTATCATTGGTCTGAACGACGGTAGTAATCGTTCCAGGAGGATATAATAATCTTCCTGTTTGAGCATCAATCAAGTTCACATTGGCTGCTGGAATCACAGTTGGATTTGGACTGAACAACGTTGAAGTTAACACGCAGACAGTGGTAGAGGTAGTGGGACTCACCGTTAGTGGGAGAGGCTGTTGAAGTGTCAATCGTAGAATGATCTTATTGAACATACTTCCGTTCGCAGCACCTGAAGGTTGATAGGAAGTGTTGTCTAACGCAAACGAATACATATAGACACCAGGTAATCCAGTGGTTTCACCTGTAGTATGACGATACATCTGCAACAATGAAAAGAATGGAAGAGGCTTGGGTTGAATACGCTCCTTTCCATCAAACAGAATGACTCCATCGGTCATTGAATCACGAGGATACACTGAAGTGACTTGCTGTTGACCGGACGAATACAACGCTGTATCGACATCGGTACTAATCGCAGACCAGGGTGCTCGATTCACAGTCGTCCAGTTTGTATAGTTATCCCAATCGTTGAGCAAAATACGATCTGAGCGTTGAGATGAAAACACGATGCGCGTCACCAAGTTGAACATGGGGATTTCCAAATCAGTGTTTCCACCAAACTGTCCTTCCTTGTTGACATACTTGACCGTCTTAACTAAAAAGGTTTGATCCGCTCGTGCTAACTGGTTCATTTCCATTTCAGTCAAATAGATGAAGTTCCCTTCAATATACTGGTCGGGAAACCAAGTCGTAATCGTTGGATTACTAGCAGCACCTGTCGACAACGGTGGACTTAAAAAGAGACCCAATGGATAGTTAACAGGTCGAACACGTTTTCCAAATGTAGTTGATGTTGAGTTTATGTCGACTACTGTATATAAATCCGACAACTGACGCAGAGTGACTTCAATATAGACCTCTGAGTTCTGAAGGGACACTAATGGAAGTGCCAATCCTGGGTTTTCACAGAACCAAAAATGAAGAGGAATCACTAACTGTCGACTACGAATCGAAGGTTCAGGTGTTCTGGTTTGTGGTGCAGCTGTAGGAAGTGCAGTCGGAGCAATCGCATGAGGATATTGTCCATTACGGTCGTAGGCATGTGCAGGATCATAGATTTCAGGCACATTGCCTACCATTTGGTCGACAGTCTTACGTTTATTGGCATCGTGAGTCATATACGAATACATCTTCAGCCATTCTCCACGAAGAGATTGAATAACCTGTCCGTTCATAACCAAGTTCACATGGTCAATCAAGTTGTAACCAATGTTGGGAATCCATTGAAACTCATATCCAATCGAGTTCGTACGTGCATCATAGCCTGTTGGTGGTACAGCTCCGTTCAAATACTTGAGAGGAGACCATATATCAGGAAGTGTCAATACAAGATAGCAATCGTGTAACAGTTGTGCGTAACGATCAATACGACATGAAATCGTTCGTGTACCTGTTGTTGAAAACTCAAGATTAGAGGCTGTGAATGGCATCCGAACCTGTTCCATTGCAAAGTTCGTATGACGACGATAGACTGATCGAAAATGAGTCATGGAAGGGTTTCCGTTCACTAACTCATTCTGGGCGCCAACCCCAACTAACTGCATTAAGCCACCGGGCATTTGTATACTCCTCTATGCTTTCTTTAAGACACAATGCGCACACTCATAGGTTGAACTGAACGACCGTTGTAAGGGACTACACCTTGATTAATGACAACCTGGAAGGCACCAAATGCACCCGTTGCATTGTTACTCAAGCAGCATTCACTGCTATAAGTCGCACCTCCACTTGCACCACCGTTTGAACCTTGAAAGGGTGCTACAAATCGCTGACGCTGGGTGGCTGCGTTCGCAATCAAGGAGGCATAAGTTGTGTTTGTTCTACGCGATTGAGGTGAGGGATCTATATTAAATGTTCTAGCGATGATACGGTTCTTATGACGTGTTAACCAATCTTGAGCAGAGTTCACCTGCATTTGTGATTTACGCGAGAGATTCTCTACATACATAATGAGAGTAGTTCTTGTAAGTACGCATATAGACCAGACCACTGGATACTCTAAAGTTAGCTTTAACTTAGTGAAACAGTTGGCGACCTTGAGTCCAAAAGTTAAAACCTTTCACTTTGGATTTCAACGTCATCCGTCTCATGCTTCGTTACGAAAATACCCAGAAGGTATTACATCGTATGATGCGTCTGCGAACGAAGAGCCTAGAGAAGAAGGATTCGGGTTCAACAAGATCCATGAATATCTAGAAATGGTTCAACCTAATGTGGTGATGATTTACAATGATCCATATACGGTGAGCCGTTTTATTGACTCGATGAAACATGAACGAGGAAAATCCTCCTATACGTTGTGGGTCTACCTAGACCAAGTCTATTGTGGAGTGGCTCCATCCTTAGTCAATGCGGTTCGTAATCATGCAGATCGTGTGTATTGCTTCACAGATAGTTGGAAGAAACAGTTTTTAGAATATGGAGCCTTTCCTCAAGTCAATGTCTTAGAACATGCAGTGGATCCAACCGTGTTCTCATGTCTTTCTGAGGAGACACGACACTCAGTAAGAACCAATATTGGAGTATCAAAAGATGCAATCCTCTTTTTGAATGCGAATCGTAATAGTAACCGTAAGCGATTGGATCTGACAATCGGAGGATTTGTGCGACTTCTACAGAGAAATCCGGACAAACCTTATTTTCTCATGATTGCCACCAATATGAACCCACAAACAGGGGCATTTTATGACCTTCAACGGATCTTCCTTGAAGAACTTAAGTTAATGAAACTGGACTTTCAAACCTATGGACGTAGACTTCTCTTGATTGATACATCGCCGCCTAATGTATTGAGCGACGAAGCTGTTAACCAACTTTACAATGTAGCAGATGTTGGAATCAATACTTCAGATGGTGAAGGGTATGGATTATGCCAGTTAGAACACATGTATACAGGAGCACCACAGTTAGTTACAGATGTAGGTAGTTATCGAACGTTTTTGAACTCTGATGTAGCCGAGTTTATTCCCTCTAATGGACGTAGTTACTTTGCAGGTGGAATGCCTCATGGGTTTTGGTGTCCTACATTCTCAATGGAAAGTATCGCAGATGGAATGGAATCGATTCTCAAACAACTCCCTGAAAAGAAAAAGAGTGTTTCGTCCTATCAGTTCAAGAGTTGGGCCACTGTCTGTGACAGCTGGTTAGAAGATGTGCTTACGCAAGCTGAAGGTCCGGTAGCCAGCGTATCTGTACCGGTGATGTCATCTGTCCCAATCTAAGGAGTCGTTGACCGTCTTCAAATGCAGGACCATCAAACACTTCCTTGGTATCAGGATCAATCAAAAAGACCATCTGTTTGATCTGAACCTTTTGGAGTCGTCGTTTACGGCGTTGCATGTTTCGCAAATACGAATCGTCCAACTCTTCTGTCTTCAAATCAGGCTTGAAGGCTAAATCTTCACCCGCAACCGTGCTATCAAATCGCATACATGAAATCACAGGTGTTTCGCGACTATGAAGTTTACGATGAACTTCGCAGTCGACGGCCGCTTGTTTAAGCAGCAAACTGATTCGTTTATTGGTCACATCCTTCTCATAGGTCGTTTCATACAAGTATTCATCAGTGGACATGAACACTTCAGAGGGTTCACCCTCATAGCGTTTAGTCGCCATATCGTTACGACGCACCAAGACTACATTGTTCGCACCTTCTGTGGATTTGGATTGAGACTCTGTAAACACACTGATGTAGAACGAGACACGAACCGTTCGTTCTTCCAAGGGTAACGATGCGTGAGAACACAAACGAATGGCGCGTCCAATGACTTGGTCGTGTCGTGCGGGATTCCAATGCGGTTCCATAATGTGAACATGACGCACATTCGCCAAGGTAATACCTTCGGCACCGGCCGCAGTAATCATGAACAACACCAACTTCTTCTTGGGTGCGGATTCCACGGATTGTTTGAGACTGGGTGGAAAGTCGTCTGAATACTTCGCATTGAAAATCTGACGAAACATTTCACGCTGCTCCATGTCTTCGTTACCCGTGAAGAAGGCGTATGCAGGTTTCTCTGCATCCATTGAGGGGTCTTCAATCCACTGACCGGCTTCTTTCGCCAACTTGTATTCTTGCCATCCGTTTGCACTCAACACCGCTGAAAACACACCCAACCCTTCCAAGTTACGATAGTTGGAATACAAGAGCTGAGTGCGTCGTGATTCACCGCCCAAGGAGTCGCGAATGTTCTGATAGATTCGGAGCATCTTGGGACTATAGGTTTGAAGTGCAGTCTCTGTCAAGTAGCGTGCAGGGTCCGCCTTGATTTTCTCTAGAATCTCTGACTTTTCAGGCACTGCGTCTTCTGCTACACCTTCTTCGGGTTCAGGTTTACGAATCTCGGGTGGAATGGAGTAGTCACATGCAAGACGAGAGTTCACACGAAAGGTTTTCATTTCATTGTCTTCGGCTCGTACAGGATTGAGTTTGCGTCGTGCATCTCGCTTGATTTCATCGAATCGCACTGCTAAATAGTTGTTGAACATCGCATCGGACATCGGAACCTTTTCCAAAGTCTTATCATCGTCTACCCGTCGAGGTAACATGCGTTCATCGGCACCTCTGAAATAGGACACCAATCCTTGAATGCGTCGTTGGAACAACTGGGTGTTTTTCATTTGAAGTCCGTCCAAGAACAAGGTTGCAAACTCGTCGTAGTTGGTAGGCAATGCGTCAAAGATTTCAGTCGACACTCGATCCAATGCAAGTTCAGCTCCACCAATATCGGTCTGAAACTTGGCTGCCCATGTATTCACCCAATCCGGTGCAGAGGGTGTAAAGGGAAGGTCCTTGACATATTGAACTGCGATTCGGTCACCTTTTTCATTGTAGACACTTCGGAAATGAGGTGGATTGCGTGTCAATAGAATGTATTTCTTCAGAGTCACGAATTCAATGGTATCCACATCGGGAATGGCTCGCAACAACGAAGCCATACGCTCTTCATCCCAGGTTGGAATCGCACGCACTGGAATCACAATGCGTTCAATGGGTCCACGCAACAAGTTCATCAAATACGCAACCTCGTTCGCACGGTTAATCACAGGCGTTCCAGACAACGCAACGACCTTGCAGTTACGGGCATTGTAAATCAAATCATAGAGCTTGCGTGCAATGTCGGACGCATTCGAAATGCGTGAAATAAAGTTGTGGACTTCGTCGATAATCACCACACTATTCTCATAGGGATTGCTTCCATCTGCAGGAACATACTTACTGATGTTCGCAGAGGACAAGCCATTGTAGCGAATAAAGGTGAATCGTTGGTCGATGATGTCTTCAATCTGTTTCGCAATGGTATCTTGTGCGGTCTTGGGAAGTTTATCAAAGTTCTTCTCTTGATTGGGCACGGTGGTGAAGAAGGTTCGATTTCGGTCCAAGAATCCATCCGACAACCCAAGCTTCTTTGCGGTCTCGCGTGTCTCTGCAGTCAAGGATTGTTGTCGCCAATGCTGGTCATACATATAAAGAGGGTCACCACACTTACGAAGCTCGCCGCGGTAGTTGGATTCCAAGGACGCAGGTAACATCACAAAGACCTTTTGCGTTGTCAATAACGATTCAGCCACCGCAATGGATGAACAGGTCTTTCCTGAACCCAGTCCATGATACAATAACAAACCACGATACGGTGTTTCCATCAATAAGTAGTCGCGGACAACCTTTTGATGAGGAAGGAGTTCGCGTGCATTACTGCCTCGTTGAAGGCATACATCGACATCCTTATCTTCATCGTCTGTGGGTAGTTTCCTATACTGTAAGAGTGTCCTCGTAATCGCATCGGCAAATGCTTTACGATTCGGTAATGCGTAGGACCGACTCATTGTTCTTTAACCAGCATCTAAAAATCTGGTTGAAAAACAATGAATCAACCTCCTATTCCTCCAAGACCTGACGACTATCTTTTGGTAGATCCTTTACCTGAACCTCCTATGGATATGGGTGCTCTAGTTAACATTTCACGGTTAGAAGTCGGAAAGACGTATGTTCTTTCTGGAATCTTAAACGGTTCCAGACGATACCAATATGTAACGGTTAGAGGTAAAACTAGAGTTGTCATACACCGATATGCACTTGACCTAGACATTTTAAATAGGAATAAGAGGGTTATAGCAACTCGCTCAGTTCGATTGTTGGACAATCAAGATTATACTATCTTTTACAGACTCACAACTGAGGCACTTTCAAAAGCAATTGAAAAAAAGGCAACCCGTCAAGCCATTGATGAAGTCTATGAAGGAAAGACAGGTAAGTCTGCTCAACCAGGAACAGGTCCAGCGGATCTTATTCGTGGGTTTGTAGGTGTTCAACCTCCAAAACGCGCAGGTAAAAAGACACGAAGAAATAAACGTTCAAAGAGAACCCGTTCAAGACGAAACCGCTGAACTTTTTACGCTGCTCGATACAATGGAGAAGCAATCCCGCATTTTATTGGTGACCGTCTACCTCTTCTTAATTGCAGGGTTCCTCTATGCCCAACCCACGATTGCGTTTGGCAGAGAGGGACGAATCCGTCCATTTGGAACACAAGAAAAAGAATCTACTGTATTCCCCTTATGGTGGTGGGTCTTTGTCATTGCAGTTGTCTCCTATGTCATTACACTCATGATTACTCGCTCTCGAATGTTTCAATAACCGATTGAAGATTGAGGAGCATTGCTTTTCGTTCAATGTGTTGAGGTCGAACGAGTGCTTCAGCTTCTGCAAAGGTCTTCCAACCAATCCCGGAGATTTCACGTCGCTGCATTGGAGTCATCTTTTGAGATAAGTTCAGCATCTCGGGATGTTTGAGCAATGCTACAAAGTAGACATGTTTGTATTGAACTCCATTGAGTCCATGAAAGGTTTCAGTCAATTCAATGTTTTTCAACACGACAAACGATTCGCGTGGAATGTTGGTCTCTTCATCAAACTCACGCAGAGCACAGGCAAGGTCACATTCACCTCGCATACGCCGTCCTTTAGGAAACCCCCATTCAGGTTCTATATAGTCGGACAAGTTGTTTCGTACTAATCCCATTCGGTCGAGTGTGCCAAACTTTTCACGACTTTGAAGGTAATCTGAAGTCGCTCTGTCGTCTCCCCACAACTGACGCCACAATGCATCGAATGAATCCGAGGCTAATGCAGCTTGTTCTTTCAATGTCATGTTTCTGACGAGGGTTGCAATATACTCAGTGTCTTCCAGCTCGTATTTACCTCGCATAAACTCCGCAAAGGTCATACTATCTCTGCGGCGTATCATGAGAAGTTTCGTAGAATCATCGGTCACTGGAACCGAAGGTTGATCGATCAATAGAATCCCACACGAAAGCACGGGGTCTTTACAGGTTCGGAAAAGGTGACCTTTTCCACCGCAGTTATTGCAGTACATTACAGGAGGAGGATGTAGAGGTGGGAGTGTCCGTTTTTCCATTAGTATAAGCAAGAGTTTGTCAAGAAAGTTCCTCCGTAAACATTAATGGGACTATTCCAATCAAGACCCGCTGCGCCATCGTTTGTGGCTGTTCAACCAACGTATCCTCAAAGAGCTGCATCCGGTGGATGGTTCAGTATTTTGATGTCCATCGTCGGAGGATTTATCTTAGTTTATCTAGGGTTAGCCTTCTTCAACTATATTCAGAAGCGTGAAGGACAGCCTGGAGTTTCATTCATGGATCCTGCAAAGTCTTCAGGTGACAAGACACCTGCGCCTGTCGATGGAAAGACGAAGACCGTGATCCCTGCAGGGGAGATTCCGATTGGCGCTGGAATCGACTATGGAATCCAATACTGGATGTATATCTCCGATTGGGATTACCGATTCGGTCAAGACAAAGATATTCTAAAGCGTGTCGCATCCAATAACGCAACCATTGTAGGTCCTCGTATTTTCTTGGCACCTACTGAAAACACCCTGCATGTACGTATCAGTCTCTATCCATTAAACGCAGACGCTGCGTCAGCAGATCCTGGAACAAGCAGCACGGGGGATTCCTTTACCTGTAGTGTTGAGAACGTCCCTCTTCAATCCTGGTTTGCAGTAGCTGTAACCGTGTTTCAACGAAACTTGGATATTTACATTAACGGTCGTTTGGTGAAGTCCTGTGTCTTACCTGGCATTCCTAAACCTGCATTGGGTGATGTGATTCTCGCAGACAATGGTGGATTTGCAGGTTCGATCTGTAACGTGAACGGATACGGAACCATGCTACAACCCGAAAACGCCAAGAGTTTCCACGCCAAGGGCACAAACTGTGCACCTCCCGCAGCCTCTGGAAAGGTCGAGGTAGATGAAGACTCCCTCTTGATTCGATTGTTTGGATATACCTTCCGATTTACTCGATTGAGTAAAGATGGAAAGGAACTTAATAGTTACACCTTTTAAAAGACCATGCGTATACTTTTAAAGTGTCCTACACGAAGTCGACCTCAAAAAGTGATTCAAACTTTAGCCTCGTATATAAAACTCGCAAATCATCCCGAACAACTCGGTGTCGCGATTTCATGCGATGAAGATGATCTGTCTATGAGACGAAACTTAGTTCAAGAAGAACTTCTACGAACTCTCAATCGAGTGGCGTGGAAGCGAATCTTTTTCAGACCTAACAAAAGCAAGATTGAAGCCTGTAATGCGAATATGAATGAGATTGACTGGAAATGGGATATTGTAGTCTTGGTTTCAGATGACATGATTCCACAACTCAAAGGGTGGGATGATGTGATTCGTAATCATATGATGGCTAGGTTTCCAGATACAGATGGTATTTTATGGTTTAATGATGGTCATCAAGGAGACAAACTGAATACATTATGTGTGTTTGGACGAACTATGTATGAATCGTTTGGGTATATCTATCATCCTGACTACAAGAGCTTGTTTTGTGACACTGAACTCACAGACCTTTGTAAAGGTCCACTTGCATCCAAATGTTTGTATGTTCCCTATTGCATCATTCGTCACGAACATCCTGGAACGGGATATGCTCAGAACATGGATGCACTCTATGATCGTAATCAGAAATACTGGAACGAGGATATGTATACTTACATCCGTAGAAAGACCTATGCTTACGATGTTAGTTTTTTAGTTCCAACTATCACTGGACGTGAAGGTTCTCTTGCTGAGTTGACACAGTCTATTCATGAAAAGATGAGACGATTAGCACCTGACTTACGCTATACGATCAATATTGGATTTGACAACCGTGAAATGAGTATAGGAGCGAAACGACAATCAATGATTCAATCATCACAGGGTAAATACTCAGCGTTCATTGATGACGATGATGATATCACCGATGCATATATTGAAGACATGCGTGAAACAATACGAGGATCCTATCCAGTGATGCGTCTACGAGGACGTATTGATCCCTATACATTCACACATAGTCTAGAGAACACTCTTACTACAGCAATGGCACGCGGTGAGGTGTTTTTACGACCTCCAAATCACTTGAATCCTATGATGACCGATGTGGCGAAACTTATTCATTATAAAGACGCATTCCGAGGAGAAGACCTTGACTGGACCATACGAATGGCTAAGAGAGGGTTTATAACATCGGAATATAAGTCAGACGATTCACGTATCCATTATATTTACAAGATGGGAGAGCGAAAGGTCGACCCTGTTACACTTACATTTCAACAGACTACGTCGTATGAAACGATGTTAAGTATGGTTTGGACTCCCAATGGACCGCAAGTTCCTACCTCTCAACCTTCCTCAGGTGGATTGCGACTCACGTCTCGTGGTTTTGTGTCTAAGTAAAGGACAATGAGCATTGCGATTGTTGCAGGGGTGCTTTTAGTAATTGTTTTTATCTATTATATGATGACCTATGCAAGACCACCGGATAAAGACATGCGCTATGTGCTGTTTGACTATTCGATTCCAGGGGATACTCAGCAATCGTTTCCACTCCAGTTGCCTCGATCAAATAACCAAGCTCAAGGATTGACCTATTCCTTTACATCCTGGATTCTCATCAAGGATTTCACACAAGGATATGGTACAAGACGACGCATCTTCTCTAAGAATGATTCGCCGGGACTCTATTTAGATTCGACCTCCAACTCCTTGTTGGTCGCAGTGGATACATTTGGAACGACTGAAACCATTCTCATTCCAAGCATACCTGCCTTGAAATGGATTCACTTTGCAATGGTTGTTGATCAACATTCAGTGGACATCTATATCAATGGTATGTTACGCAAACATCATACGTTAGGACAGTTGCCCCAACTGAATGATTCAGTGGTTTCGATTGGTTCAAACTGGAGCGGTGTAATAGCTCGACTCACCTATTATGCTCGTTCACTCAACTATGCTGAAATCAAAAAGATGGTCAACGAACCTCTTCCAAATGACCTTGACCGCAAGGCTGCAGGACCCAACTACTTTGATATCAGCTGGTATATTGGGCGTTTATATTCTATGTAATGATCAATATGAGTTCAGGTGGTCTACGAGGGATTGATTTTTCAGGCATTACAGTGTTGCGTAGACAAAACACATCCGATGTGGTCGCGAGTAAACGATTTCAGTTAGTCTATCAGACTTTTGCATCCACTACAGGTGCGAACGCATTTCAGAATGAAACGCCGAACGCAAATGGTTCTTACATTGACTTTCTCCAAGGACGTAAGGAGGTTCGCACTTGTATTGATTGCTCAGGTCTTGCGTTTGCAGGACTTAGTAGGAGCTTTCGTACCTAGCTTTGCGAGTCTTCTTTAGGTCATCTTTTATCTTCTGTTTCTTGGTCTTGGTCGTCTTTGGGTTATAATTGAAAAAGAACTTTAAAAAGTCCACAGAGGATTTGTTTGTCGAGAGCTTCGCATACAACTCTGCCTTGTGTTTCTTCATATCCATCAATGTCTCTTGTGTGCCTAGGCAATCCACAGGCGTCAACAAAGCATATCGCCGTTTTTCTTTGTGATTCGCCAAATCCACCAATCGTTGAGCTACGCACATCAAATGGGTAATCTCGTCTTCGTCCACACCTGAATACATATACGCAAACACGAACTGAAGCATTGTGGGAATCGATGCAATCTTAATACCGTTTGCCATGGTATGATAACTGTGGCATGCTGCAGTCTCGTGCACGCGCACCAACACATTTCCCTCTTCATCAAAGATGTCTGTGTGTGCAGGTAGAATCTCTGAACCTTCGTGAACTTCCGTCTTCTTTCCCTTGGACAGAGTTTCCAATGTCTTGGCTTCTGCAAGAATGGTGATGGGTGTAGACCATTTAGGAGTTCTGCCTTGATGGAGTTGAGATGCAGTGATTCCTAATAACACAACGTTGTGATTTTTCAAGATAGATTCAACTTCTTTACGATGATCGTCTGTCGCAAGGGTCTCCTTGGGTGGAGTATGTGAAGGACACACCATTGGATAGTGTGTGTTCAAGAGCATCAAACGTTCATAGACCTTCTTCCATCGAGACACATCGCCACGAGGTCGTGATAACTCAAGATACATAGACAATCGTAAAAAGTTGGGTGTCACATAATGAATCCCGTCCACCACCATGTTCTCTTTCCAGAGTCGTTCAAAGATATCCTTATCCAAGTGTGTAATGTCTGCAACACCTTCGTAATCTGCAAAGACTTTGAAGGTTCCAAGATGGATCCCTGGCTTGACTTCCACACTGATGATTCCAGCGGCTGAAAGCTTATCTGCCAAGGTCATCGCATGCTCTTGGGGTGTGCGACTATAAAAGTCATAGTCCGGCACCGTCGTCTCGGGGTCGTAGAATCGGTCTTCGGGGGGCAGGAGATTGTTGATAGCTGTGCCACCGTAACACATCACAGAATAGTCCTTTAAGAACTGATGCACAATGGCTAAACTTTGTTTAGTGATAGGATTGGCAGCTGCCTTCTTATCATTTTCCAGCTCTAACCGTCCTACGATCTTCTCCAAGTCTTCCATTGTATAACCTGTGGAAAAAACGGATTCTCCTTTGTTTTTTCCTTGTGAGGCAGCAAGGATGCCTCGCCGATATAACCTTCGACACCGTGATAAAAATGTTAAGTGGGTTGAAGACGAGACCTTAAAAGAGAAGGAAGAAGAATCCGAGTCCGAAGACGAAGACTACGAGCCTCCCTCTGAGGACGAAGAGTCTGAAGATGAAGAGCTCGATGACGAGGATTCCGAATCCGAAGATGAATCCGAAGAGGAAGAAGGCACTAAAAACATCACTATTCCCCTCCCCAAGAACGGTCGTATCAAGATTGAAATCGATAATCGTCGTGGGAATGAACTCTACGAAGATTCTGACGATGAATCCGAAGAGGAAGAAGATGGATTCCTCGGCTATCTCATGGACAAGTATGTACCTCGTGGCAATGGTCTCCGAATGAAGAAGCCTCCAACCAACAAGCGAAAAGACGATAAAGAATCCGATGAAGCAACTCTTATGTTGAACGATGAAGAGCAAGACTACTACGATGACCTCTCACGTTCCAAGCGTAAGAAGCTCAACAAACAGATGAAGCAGATTCAAGCCTTGGTTGCAGAAGGTGATGTGCCTCGTAAGTTCCGCATTCTCGAGTTGCCGATTCCAGACCCGATTAAGGCTTCGGTCATCAAGAAGTTGGACATGCTCGACCAAATGGAAGAAGAGGGTGGTGGAGATACACACAAACTCCGTTCATGGATTGACGGATTCATGCGCATTCCCTTCGGACAAATCGTGCCATTGCCTGTCAAGCTAGACGATGGACCAGTTCCCTGTGCCAAGTTCTTGGGAGACACGCGTGAATCGTTAGACAAGGCAGTCTACGGAATGCAAACCGCCAAGACTCAAATCATGCAAATCTTGGCTCAATGGATTGCAAATCCAGGAAGTATCGGTAATGTGATTGCACTCAAAGGACCGATGGGTGTAGGCAAGACCAGTTTTGCGAAGAATGGCGTTGCGAATGTCTTGAAGCGTCCTTTCGAGTTCTTCAGTCTAGGTGGTGCGACCGATAGTGCTAACTTTGTAGGTCATAGTTACACCTACGAAGGAAGTATGTGGGGTCGAGTAGTCGACAGTCTCATAAATGCTCGCTCCATGAATCCAGTCATGTACTTTGACGAGTTGGACAAGATATCCGATACAGCTCAAGGTCAAGAGATTGTCTCCATGTTGATTCACTTGACAGACCGTTCACAGAACACCCAGTTCCATGACCGATACTTTGCCGGAGTGGATATTGACCTCTCACAGTGCTTGTTCGTGTTCTCATTCAACGACGAGAACAAGGTTCACCCGATTCTCAAAGACCGTATGCAGGTCATTCACTGTTCGGGCTATTCAGCCGACGACAAGTTCCAGATTGTTGAGAAATACATCTGGCCACAGATGTTGGAACGCACCAACTTCAAGGACTTGACCATCAAGAGTGAAGCCATCAAGCTCATGATTCGTGAATACTCTTCTGAAGAGGAAGGTGTGCGAACCTTGATTCGTGCATTGGAAACCTTGACCACACGCATCAACCTTCTACGCATCGCAGATGAAACTACTGCAAAGACCTACAAGTTCTATACCAAGATTCAACTTCCATGCTGTATCGACACGGATATGGTTCAACACATCTTGCAAGATTTAGGTCAGGTCACCAATGAGTCCTGGAAGCGACTCTACACTTAAATCCATTCAAACAGTTCGAGTGGAACCCGTGTTGTGCAAGGATTATCATCCCAAGACGAGAAGATGAACTCTAACTCGTTTTTGCCATAGGTCATACTCAAACAATATTCAATGCCTTCTTTCCGGAAGACGAATGGAAGTGAGATGAAGGTTGTATGATAGGTTGTAGCGTCCAATCTTACAATGCAGTGATAGTATTTGCGTGGTGTTGAATGATGAACGTAATGCACGAGACACCACAACTCGTTCTTGACTCGGATAGGCACTGCAGATCCGCGTAAATGACGGAAGAACTTTGGAGTCTCCAACGTTCGTGTAATGATGAGTTCATCCCCTTTTAGACGTCCAATACGAAGAGGATGCCATGAATAAATCACATCGTTGGTTCCATTGATAGGAATCCAGTTCTTCTCACATTCTGCGTTCAAGGGTGACTTAATGACAACTGTATTTAAGTAGTCTCCTGTTTCCAAGTCACAGATACCGGATAAAATACGAATCTTGTCTGAATATTCACATGTAGTTCCAAAGAAGCGAACATCTCCAGCTGCATCGCGATACACTCGCACATCTTCAATCCCGACGATATGATGCGGTCGTCTAGGTAGTTTGACTGACGCATCGTTCATGATGACTGTCGTTCCATCTTCGTTATAGACTACATTTTCAGTACGAACCTTGTGATTTGGAGAGTAACTTCCTTCTTTCATATCGTAGCCTCCAGTATTGGTAATCGAATAGTTGACAAATCGCACAATATGTTTACCTTCAAATGAACACACAGAACTTGGGTGAAAATCACGTCCCACTAAATCGCGTTGGATTGGATGATTCACAAAGATATCTCCGATTGGTTCTACATAGAAGATCATATTGGATAAAACACCATCCAAGTTCTCAGATTTACTTAGAAGATACTCCATGCTTTTACGAAGACCCTCATGTTTACGCTTCAAATAATACAAGCAGATCGTTTCCTCATAATGAAAGAGGTCAGTATAGACAGGGGTTTCGATGAAGAGTGAATCAGTTGTTAAAGGGATCTTTTTACCTATGAGAATGTAGTGATAGGCTTTGTAATGATCGCCTTTCTCTCGAAAATACTTTGCTAGTTTGTAGAGTGATTCAGCTCGTCCTGGTCGTAATGCATAGGCTTTGAGCATGTATTTTTCGAAACGAATCGGGTCACCTAGTTTGAGATACGTCTGACCTATTATAAAGAGTGAATACCATTGTTCTTCAATCCAAGACCCTGCTGCGATTCTTCGTTTATACATAGCGATTGCTTCTTGATCCCGTCCTAAGCAATGATAGGATTGTGCAAGGTAAAATATATACCGAACGTTTTCAGGTTCTTGAACCAACCCTGCTTCTAAGAGCTTTACATCTCGTTCAAACTTATCCGACTTACATCCACCATCGTTTTTGTCGTTAATCCAGCAAACTGATCTAGGGATAGGCTTAGTAGGACCGTCCCAATATTCATGTGTGACACCTTTACAGACCCAAGAGTGATCCATGCGAATCAAACGACAGTTCGGATAGTCAATCGCTCCATTATTTTGAATGATCGTATATCCAACTTCACCGAGTGGTTGCTGTTTCAGGGTTCCGGCTTCAAAGACCATATCTGCATCCAACAAAAGTCCGTACGTTGTCGCCAAGTCCCATTTCAGTCCATACTGCACATAGTCTTGTGCTGCTTTGAAACTGAGACTGCGATTATGACCAAAGTCTTTCCACTCTGAACCTGTGACACATCCTTTGCGTGTCTTGATAAACTCATTTGCGAGTTCGACTGTGTTATCTTTTGAACCTGTGTCATGAACACAGAATGCGTCGACCACCGATTCAACAGCTTCTAAGCATCGTTGGATGATTTTAGACTCATTGCGGACCATGAGAATCAAGACAAACTTCATCGTGCGTCTCGTTTACCAGAACTCGCGTCCTTCGTTTAAACAAAAATGTCCACAGAGTTTGTGAAACAGACTATGCGCGAGAACCTTACCCGTGTGTTGGTTCCTCATGTAGCCGATGGTCTTTGGAGCATCTACGAGAACGCGAAGACCGCGTGCGAGCGTAACAAGCAACCTGAAAAGACACTTCAAACCTTTCAGAACTTATTAACCAGCGTTCCCAAATGGAGCTCAGAGACACTCAAAAAGGAAGTTGAGCGTATTATCACAGCCTCCAAGTGCGATTACATTGAAGATTTGTTGTTGGGTGTGTTTGTGAGCTACATTCGTGCGTTTGCAAGTCTACAGCAGAATGAAGCCACCCATGTGAATATTGAGTTTGAACGCCCTTCGTTAGAATCCTTCGTTCAAACCTTTTACACCGCCGCAGCTCGCAAGTGTTGGTCTCAAGCCTATTTGTTCAACACTATTCAAGTTGCTTCCACACAACAAGCACGCAATCGTCGGGACATTGAAGCCATGTTAGATTCAATCGTTGGTGAAGTCGTCGATGGATTCATTCCATGGCGTGAAATCAGCAAGGCCTATTTCCAGAAGAAAGAAGCACCTACCGCTGCACCACCGGTCACCTTTGCCCCACCTGAAGTGCATGAGTTTGAAACAGACGATGAAGAGTCCGATGAAGAACGTCCTAAGTTGACTTTGGGTGAAGACATTGCCTTATCTGATGAAGAGGATGTGGATACAGAAGATGAACTTGAAAAGAAGGCCACAGAGACAGTTGCGTTGAATTTGTAAGACTCTTCACATGGACACAAAACAAAGATGACAGACCTCTATCTGTTCGGAATCGTTGCAGGAGTCGTTGCTGTAGTTGCGTTTGTCTTGTATGTGTGGGACAAGACCTCAAAGGGTCAAGCCATTGAATGGTTAGATGCTGGAA